GTTAATGTTAAAGTACAGTGCCGTGCCCGTACCCCATTCTTCCTCGTGTATCTTCAAAGGTCTACTGAAGAAGTTCTGCAAAGAGGCATCATTTGAATCTTGCGCTTTTCTAGTCTCATCCACAGCACTATCGACTTCGTCAATATATGTGGTGTGTTGATCAGAAAACGCTACATTTTGTGATTCCTCCTCGCGCGAAACTACTGAGATTAGCGAAGATGCGGGGGTGCCCGAATGTGGTTCAAAGTCATAACAATAGACTAGCTCCTTCATCGGACAACAGAAACAATTATCATTATCACGATCACAATCAAAACAGTGGTCGAACAATGAGTAACGTTCATGAATTGTTGGCAATTTTGCCTTTTCGGGTTGTTGTTGTTTATCAGCACGTTTTACCCGTTTCGTGCTTTGTTTTTGTTGTTTGTTAGAAAGTGAACTTATTCGACTACAAGGTACACTCAATCCTTGCAGAAAGTCGATTTTGTTCGGCTACAAACCTCCCCTAAATAGGGGTTGTGCACGAGGGCACTGTATCCACAATAGCAAGCCTACACCAGACATACAAAATTGACAAAACAATATAGGTGCGGTATCCAATACTATTGGGTCCTCTTCAACTTTACACTTGAACCCCATGGGACGTACGGGGTTGATTTAATTTCTAGGCAAATCGGAAACCCGGTGTCGACTTAGTTTACGGGCAAGTCGGAATCCCAATGCTGTTGGTTCAGTCCTCACCCAGATATTGAGCACGCCATATTTCGACGCGCTCATCAAAGGTGAGTTCTAGGTTGTCGCACAGGTGCAAAATGTTAGCACGATTCGCGACTTCGATCAATTGCTTGTGTCGTAACTCAAACTTTTCACGGCCGTGGAAGAAAAACTCTCTGGCCGCAGTGTCTAAATTGATGGCACATGCGTGTTCTTCAGTGATTGGGGACTGCTTATCACGTACAAAGCAGTGAAGCATTTTCTCACACGATTTATCAACCAATGCGCCTACATTGCATTGCAGCTCAGGCACATAGTTATTTTTACGTTTAAGAAATTCAAAATCCTCCATCGGAAGAAAGTCAGTC